GTTGCCGTTCCTGCGTCAAAACAAACATGAATAGAGCCACCGTTTCCGTCTACATTCTTAATGTAAAGAAACTTAACTTTATCTGTGCCTGCAACGGCTGTTGGTGCTGTAGAACTGTCTTGTGCAGTATAATCTAAAAAATGTCCTGCAATAAGGTCAGAGCTTGTGTTGTTTACTGAAGATAGCTTGTAGTACCACTTGTCGTTTGCATCTTCAGGTGTGACAGTCATTGTCGCTGAGAATGTTTTTGCAATCTCATCTGGAAGGACTGTAACTTCCATTGTAGCTTTCGCTGCATCAGCCATGATTTACTCCTTTTCTAATTAACCCAAGGCTATACTGAATGCCAATGCCTCGCCTGCCCTATCGACATCGAGGTTTGACCTAGTTGTTTCTGCATCTGTCACACTTAACGCTCCAGTTACAGTCACATTGCCAACAGAATTAATACCGCCATTAGACGTTATTGCACCTGTTGAACTGATAGCCCCACCAGAGATGGAACCATTAGCTGCTACGCTATCAGAAGTAATACTTCCAGTAGCAATAACATTACTTCCAGACGTAATATCGCCTGTTGTTGTCACTGTGGTAGCCGATATAGCCGAACCACTGATATTTCCTGTTGAGGTAACAGATGTTGCCGTAACACCGCTTGCAGACATATCTCCGCTTGCTGTTACATTACCTGTTACAGTTACATCGCCAGTTGACGTAAGCCCTGCACTTGTCACCGCCCCACTAGCCGTAATTAATCCTGTTACAACCGAACCAGATGTAAGCGCATTTGTAGCTGTTAAACTGTCAGCACTTAGCGCACCAGAAACGGTAAGACTTGCTGTAGTAAATCCACCAGTAACAGTTAATGCACCGTTTACCGTAACACCATCTGTCGTTGTTTCTAACTTTTTACTATTGTTAAAAAATAATTCAACAGCGCCATTTTCATCCATTGTAATAAATGTTGGGCTTGTCGCGTCTACCGCACCAAGAGTAATATTATCACCTCGAATATACAACTCACCAGTGTTATTTTTAATGTAACCATCGTTGCCAGTTGTGTTGTGATAAATTTGTAAATCAGTGCTATTACCAAAGTTAACGATAGCATCATCGTTTATTGTACCACCAGTAGCGCCAATCTTACCTGTTAAATCTGTATTTAGATTTTCAAAGTTAGCGTCAACTTCATCATGCGTAAGCGGAGCGCCTTTTGTTGCACGTTTTACAATAGTCGCCATTAGTAGCTCCTAATCTTTATTCTGCGCCCACCAGAGCCAGTTTTAGCTTTTTCACTATCTGCATTAATAGCATCAACTGCACTTTGATACAATGCTGCCCATGAGTTCATTCTTGCATCTTCTTGCAAATATGGCGCTGCGTGTATTAATGAGCCATATAAATATGCGTCTGGAAAATTTGTTAATATTACATTTGTTGTTTGACTAGCACTTAAAGTAGGTAACGATGCATAATAATAAAATTCTATGCTATATGTTGCATCTGGCGTTGGAAACAATTCTATTTCGCCTTGAGTAATAGAATATGAAGTTGGCTTCCCACCTGTATCGTCATTGTTTTCACGCAAACTTTGCATTTCATGGTAACTTACTAATTCTATTGGCCTATTGTCTACTTCTAAATGTAACCTAATTGCCTCTACATAATCTGTGGGTAACACACTATACCTACTACTTGCTGAAGCAGTTGCCCTATTTTCCATACGCCAATGGCGGATTTCTCTGTTCATTCTTTTTTCAGCCATAGTAATAAAATCTGGTATTGCCGAAGTTAAATCGCTTCTGTTTAAAAAATCAGCAATACTAGATTGAAGTTCGCTGTAATTTGCTAATCCCATTTTAAAAATTTCCCTTTAATATTCATTATAGCGATCAACCATGTAGTCTAGCAGCCCTTGCATAAATCCCATTTTTGCGCTTGGATAAACACCTTTATTGGTTAGAAACTGTGCACCTTGATAAAGTTTTTGCATTTTACCAATATTTTTATCATTTATATTCATAAAATTTTCTCTGCCATACATTGGACTTAATGCATAAGAGTTTGCAAATAAAGCACCTTTATGTGGACCATTTTTTTCCATTAGTGTTTGAAAATATGTTTGTTCTCCAGTATCTTTTGCACTTTCTAATAAGGAAACAGCTTTTTCCATCATTTTGTCAGTATAAAAAAAGCCTTCTTGGTCACTTTCTAATAGTTTATAGGCGTTATTATAATCGCCTGTCATGTAGGCATATTTATCTCTTGCGTCCATTACCACTTAACCTTATTTGCCCAAAACGCAGCAGACATCTTGCCTTTTCTTATATTCTTTGCGTGCCTTGCCTTAAATGACTTTGCGCGTTTTGTCATTGTTTTATCACCAGTTTTGCCTTGCTGACCAAACCTTATTAACTTTACTTTTTCACCTTCTTTAGCAACTACAACGTGTGATTTTGTTGGGTGGCTTGGCGTTCTTTTTGGCTTATTATAACCAGAAACCCCTGCCTTTTCTAGCCTAGCGTCTTTTTTCTTTTTTTCAGCCATTAGGGATTGGCAGGAAATAGTGGGTTTTGCTTACGCATAGCATCTTGAATAAGTTCTTCTGCTTCTGCAGGATCGTCTTTCATAAATCTGTCCCAACTTTCTGGGTTTTTAGCTTTGCGTCTTAATGCTGCTATTGCTTCTGCTCTGCTTGTCATATTAAAAGTTTGTGACGGTGGATATAAAGGCTCAACTCCACTTGCTATTGCATTATTTGCAACAGTATTTAGTGCCGCATTATTTTGTGGATTACCATCTAGATCGTAAACAGGGATTGGTTCTCTGGGTTCAATATTATTTATTAAATCACCAGTTGCGCGTGTTGCTGTTGGTGTTGTGTCGTAATTATATCTAGTTCTTGCGCCTTGATTTACGCCACCAATTTCATCCATCATATTGCCCAACATGCTTATTTTACCGCCACCTCTGTATTCACCGCCACTGTGTTGAGGGCCTCCACGATCAAACATATCAGCAACGTTTCTAAAACCTATTTGCTCACGAGGTGTATCTTTTTGACCGTATGGTTTTATTTTTGCAATATTACCGAGCAGTGACATTAAACCACCGCCTTCAAAAAAGGTATCGTTTGCATCCATACCGCCACCGTCACGCATATCTATATCGGCAGGCACGTAGAAACCTTGATCGTTATAATATCCGTATTTGCCATCGGTATTATATTGACGAAAAGCAGGACTACCTACTTCCACCTGAGCTTTTGCAGCCTCTCCACCACCTTTAGGACCTGCAACACCAATTCTACCTTGTGGATCACGCGAACCCATAACAGGTGATGCTCTTTCGCCTTCACGCACAACAGAATTAATATCTCTACGCTTTGGTCTTATTTTTGGGCGCAACGAAGAACTTATATTTGATCCCGAAGTAGGGTTATGACCAGAAACATGGGGCATTACTTTTTCTTACCTTTTTTCTTTTTACCTTTGTGATAGCCGGGCATTACTTTTTACCTTTCTTTTTCTTTTTAGGTTTTTTAGCAGTTTTCTCAGCATCTTTAAAATTTTTTGCTGAAGGAGCTTTGGGATCGTCGGCACTTCTCATGCGCTCACCACTTCCCGCTTTTATTCTGCGCCTTTTAGCATGAATATTATCGTACAAGCCTTTCTTTTTAGTAGGTTTTTTCTTTTTTGCCATACGAGAACCTCCTGCTGTTAAAATTAAATTAGCACATTATGCTATTCCTTGCAAATTTCTTCTTATAGGTTCACCCCAATTTTTATTTTCTCGCTTACCTACCGCTAAATATCGAAATGCATCTGAACCGTGTGATGTCCAATCATGTAAAGGTCTACCTCTCCACGTTTTAAGCTTTTCGTCAAACTCTCTGCGATACTGTTTTAAGGCTTCTATACCTCTTTCGCACTTTTCATCATCAAACCAACATCTGTTGAGCATAGACCTAGCTGATTGTATTCCATCTTCTATACTTAATTTTGGTGCAATGGTTATATCTGTTAAACCTAATGTATTTAATATTTCGAGCCTTGACTTGCCAGTGCCAAGTTCTTTAACTTGTACATCGTGGGGAAGGATATGCTCAGAGTAGTGATACCCCCGACTACTGAGTTCTTTTGCGTAGTGATCTAACCCCACACCCGAGTTCTCGTAATAATCTATTAACCGAACTTCTTGCGCCACAAACTGCGCCATCCATATTGCCGTACTGTCACCAATTCCTAAATCCCATGCGGTGGTTACACCGACGGACGGATCATAAGGGACAACTCGTATTCTATTTTCTTGCGCGGCTGTTTTTAATTCTGCTGCATAATATGAGCCTTGTATTGCGGCTTCAAAACTACACTCAAACTCTTGTTCAAATCTATCTTCCCCCATTGCTTTTTTGGCTTCTTTTAATTCTTCTTCGTCTAAAATGCCTGTTTCTGACGATTTAAGCATTAATGAAAGCCAATTGGGATCATTCTTAGCTGCAACGAAAGTATCGTAAAATTGGTTTCTACCTTTTGGTGTGCCTATAAATGTTGCTTTACCTTTACGATCTGCAAGTGATGGTCTTATAACAGTAGGCCATGCACGATGTGGAAAGTCGGCAGGTTCGTCCAACACAACATGGTCAAAGTATAATCCGCGCAAACTGTCTGGGTTATCAGCACCAAATAATCTAAATCTTGCACCATTCGGAAAATCTGCACGTAATTCTGCAACATTATACTCTACGCCTTCAATATCTCTAGTATACTCTAGAAGATAATCCCACGCTATTGCTTTTGCCTGTCTGTAGTACGGAGCAATGTACGCAACTCTTACATTTGGCCTTGGAATTGTTAAAGCATCTTTTATTAAATCATTAATTGCAGCAACAGTTTTACCAAACCTTCTGTGCGCAACAATAATGGCAAAGCGTTCTGTTCTCGTATGGTAAGATTTTATTAATGACCTTGGCTTATACTTAATTGTTCTAACTGTCATCGCTTAACCACTTATAAGCGTGTACATGCTCACCTGATACAGTGCTTTCGGCCTTATCTTTCTGACCAAGGTATTGTTTACCAAGCCAAATTAATATTGAAGTATTACCGCCTTCAGCCGCTTGCCATTGCATACGCCTAAGTGACATTCTGCCCTCGTCATTGTGCCTTTTATAGAGGTCTTCAAAATTTTCGTATCCTCTATCTTTTAATCTTCTATT